GTTTCATTGGATTTTTTCATTTCAATGGCTTTGAGGCTTGATTTGTATACTTCCAAACTAGCCAAATCGCCTTTTGCCTTAGCGTATGCGGGAGCGTTTTCCCAAATGTATTCAATCGCTGGGTGCGGGCTGTAATCTGTCATTTTAAGAGTTCCCAAGCTGTTGCTGCACATAAAGGGACTTGTCCATTTCCAATGGCTTTAAGTCTGTCCATTCTGGCGGCCACCCCATTAGCCACTCTACCCACGTTGGGTTCAAATGACCACCAACTTGCGCTGCCAAAGTCGGCGTATTTCGTTCCGATTCGCTGGGAGCATTTGTTTCCTTTGCGTTGTGTGATGTTGGTGTTGGCCATATTCTTTGACCCACTATCGTTTCCAAATTCGGGTTGCGTTTTTCGTTCCAAGCAGATTCCGGTGTTATTGTTGCCGCCATTGCGCTGCAACTCCGAGGTGTGGGCCAAATTTCCAACCGTTTCTTTAATGCTTTCCGACTGTTGCTCCCACCGTCCATTCCCGTTGTATTCGGTGTGTGAAAAAAAGTTTCGTTGTTCGGCTCTAATCCATATTCTTTCACGCTGATGGTTTGCACCAATGTCGGCAGCAGATACAACGCCCCATTTTGCATCGAACCCCAACGTGGAAAGGTCTGCAAGGACAACTCCAAGTCCTCTAGTAGTGAGCATTGGGCTGTTTTCCACAAAGACGTATTGGGGTCTAACCTCGCCAATGATCCTTGCCATGTGTTTCCACATACTTGATCGTTCTCCTTCAATTCCTGCGCCTCGTCCAGCTGCGCTAATGTCTTGACACGGAAATCCTCCAGATACAACGTCAACAATTCCTCGCCACGGTCTGCCGTCAAAGGTTTGAACATCATCCCAAATCGGGAAAGGCGGGAGAATTTTGTCATTTTGTCGGGCGCACAATACGCTTGCTGGGTATTGTTCCCACTCAACGGCGCAGACAGTTCGCCATCCAAGCAGGTGTCCCCCAAGTATTCCTCCACCAGCACCTGCGAAAAGAGCCAACTCATTCACGCTGCCTCCGCAATGCGTTGTGCAATCCTGGTTCTAAATTGAGCCATGTCCTCACCTGGGCGTGGGTTCATAGCCAATTCACGGGCCTTATCCATTGTTAACTGTTCGGTGCTATACCAAGGCAAAGGCGGCTTTTTGTTAACCTTAGGCTGCATATCCAATTCATCTTCATAGCGGCCCTGATTGAGCCATGTAGACGGATGCGGAATGTACTCTATGCCCGTTTCTTTTAGTTTCCAATATTCCAAATGATCATCAATAGCGCAACAAGCTAAATCTTGTTCCATTGGTGTTAGCTTGTTAAACGCTTTCATCGCCTCTTTTTTGGCAACTTTGCGAGGGTATTTTGACCAAAATTCATCAAAGCTCATGTGTTCTTCTCCTTAAGTTTTGCTTCGATGGCACGGTAAAAATCTACCCACCCACTTATCTCCATACCTTCTTCTTGGCATTTTGCGTAAACTTCATATGCACTAACAAGCTCCTCATCCGTCAGCCCGACCCATTCTTTGCGTGGTGGTGCGGTGTCATTAGCAACAAAACGCATACGACCTTCTGCCCCGCAGTCATAGCAAGTTGCTATATCTTCGGTTACATCGTTGGAATATCTTTTGTGTTTGCACGCCACAGGCATTGGCGAACCAGAAGTTTCGGGTTGGTTCGCTATTGGGTTCGCTAATGGTTCGCTATCAGCGACACAAGCGGGACAAGTCCTATCCCAGTGCTGCATAGGGTGGTCTGTGTGGGAATGGTTTTGTATGCGTATTGATGGGTTCTTTGGTTGTTTTGGCTGTGGGTGAAACTGTGAATAAAACATCTCCATCACAGCGTTTGGTCTGCGGTAAAAAGCCACTACCGTTGTCCCATGCTCCGTTACATCAACCCCAATTTCTACTGGCGGCAAATCAGGCTCTTGATTCTCTGCCTCCTCAATGGCTTGGCGTAGGGCGGTGATGGCTTTGTCTTCTGCGGCAGCTTGTTCTGGGTCTGCAACTGGGTTTGTGCAGTTTCCTTTAAGCGCCTCCAACGCTTGCTTCATAACTGTGATACTCATGTGTTTTCCCTTGCTCTGATTGCTGCGGCTATTTCTTTACCAAGGTTCGGCGTGAAATATTCCTCACACAATTTCGCACACGCCTCACGCTCATCTTGGCGCACTAGCTCGGCAAAGCGTTCGAGACAGTCCAAGTCATTAGTAAGCGCATAGAGGTTGCCGTTGCTTTCGAAAACTAATTCGGCCTGTTCAGCAAGTTGTTTGATTCGTTCGTTCATTTGTGCGCCTTAAAATATCTGTTGCACCAATCACAAAAGCCATCATCAAGGGTAGACCATACTTGTCCACATCCCTCGCAAATCAATTCTTTAGGCTTTTGAGGCGTTTTTTTGCCAAACCGATAAAACCATCTAAACACGTTCATTTCTTCCCCCTAGCTGAGTAAATAGAGCCCTGCGTTTTAGCTACACATTCCCAACATTTCCATCTGTTGATTTTGCCCCGTTGCATAACGCCCCCATCCATAATCCTAATTTTTTGACAAGCTGTGCAAAATTTCCTTGTCGGTTGCCCAATAGAGTTGTCCATACCATCCGCTAAACATTTTTGAAAGTTTTAATGCCACCTTTGCGTTGTCTCCCGTAAAGTTCGGAAATCGCCAGGCTTTGATCTCTTTATGCACCGGATCATCGTGCGGTATTAAATCACATTCCATCATCGAAAAAGTTTTAGATTGCATCCACACATAGACCCGCCGTGGGGACATATTCAACAGATCAGCTAGTTCAAACGCCGTAAACCATCTGTTGTTCTCTTTAAGTATTTGTAACAACCGTTTCTGATTTTTTGACACGTTCAATCCTCCCATCGGGATAAAAAAGCGTTTGAGCAATACGGCTTGGAAATCGTAAAACGTTTAAGCTGTTTGGCCTGTGTGCTGCATCCTCCAAAGTAAAACCTTTGTAATTTGTTTGCCGTAAAAACACCGGAACTTTTTTTCTCAATTCAGCCACCTTACTGATACATAGACAATCAAAAACACAACCGAGATAAGCAATGCAAAACCCAACACGGCAATGGCAAAACCTGCGACAATTTCCATAGGGCCTCCTTTTGCCTATATGTTCAGTTAGCTTAACACATCTTGTCAAGTTATTTATCACTAGGTGTTTACCCTATGTTAATAACATTGATGTGGTTATCGTGCTGAACAATAGTTACTCCAAGGGTGATAAGAGCCTTGTCTTATCGATCCTGTTCCATACCTACACAGAAGTTATACACATATATTTCATTAATCACATCGTAGATACCAAACCTACCGGAGTGAATGTTCAATCGTTTAGTGTCTTGTATCACCATGTCCACTAAACTTGTGCTGTACCCATTTAAGTCAGCGAGGCGTACGTTGGGGTGTGCAACAGCCTATGTTTACTTCCACGCAGCCCATGTAGGCCCTTACTATCGTGTGGAGTACGGATGCATGGCAAATAAAAAAGCCGCTTTAGGGTATATCTTGTTGGCCGACCCCTTTTTGTGGGGACATTTTTTGATAAATCGTCCAATGGAACTTATCAAAAAATCAAGATATACGCTAAAACGGCTTCGTTTGTCGGCCAAGACAACGATTTAATTATACACAAATTTGGTGCTGTAGGTAAGAATCGAACTCACGACCCCTTGATTACAAGTCAAGTGCTCTGCCAACTGAGCTACTACAGCAATTCAGGCCAAATCATATCCCATTGGGTAGGAAACAATTTTTTACGGCTGATCTCGCCATTAGTCAGCAATTCTAGCTGTGCAGCCAAGTACATCATCTTTTCTTGCGGAATGTTTGCTTTACGCCACATAGACACAGCCGCAGGGCTTACGCCGCACAACTTTGCTACATTTGTAGTACCGCCGCAGATGTTAATTATTTCTGAATTTGTCATGATTTAATGATACTGAATAAGCTAACTTAAATCAACACTTGACACGGCATTTCAGATACCTTAAATTACGCATACTGTCACTCAGACAGGACAACTCAATATAGGTGATATATGAATGAATTAGCAAAAGCATTAGTCAAGGCGCAGTCAGCAATGAACCATGCCGCCAAAGACGCAAAAAATCCCCACTTTAAATCTGCATACTCAAGCCTGGCATCTGTCATAGACGCTGTGCGACCTGCGCTATCTAGCAATGGATTGGCGTTTGTACAAAAGCTGCACACAGCAACCAATGGCGTGATTGTAGAAACGGTGTTGATACATGAGTCGGGTCAAGAGTTATCTTGCGGGCAATTGTTTGTACCTGCCACCAAGCAAGATGCACAAGGCTTTGGCTCTGCTATCTCATACGGCAAACGGTATGGGTTGCAAGCTGCATTAGGGATTGCAAGTGAAGATGATGATGGCAACGCTGCATCTAGGCCAAAACCATTTGTCCCTGCAAGCACAATTGATATGGATGTTGCAATTACTAAGATGCTAAGTGCTGCCAATATGGACGATTTAAAGGCCGTATTTGCCGCAGAGTACAAACTAGCATCCGCTGAACAAAAAACGGCTCTTAAAGCCAAATATGACGAAATTAAAAAGGAATTTGAATAATGGCAAACGATCTTAACCGCTGTGAATTTATTGGACGCTTGGGTAAAGACCCTGAAGTGCGTTACGCCGCATCGGGGGATGCTATTTGTAATTTTTCGATTGCTACTAGTTGGAAAACCAAAGACAAAGAGGGCACAGAATGGGTACGAATTACCAGTTTTGGAAAACTTGCGGGTATCTGTGGGGATTACTTGAAAAAGGGATCACAGGTCTATATAGCGGGGCGTATGACCACTCGAAAGTGGCAAAACAAAGATGGCGTAGATCAATATACAACCGAAATCGTAGCCGATCAGATGCAGATGTTGGGCGGCAAGCCTGAGCAATCAGAACAGCCTGTAAAGCCACGGCAAGATGCATATCGGGCCATTAAAGAGGGCAATATTGCCGATCTCGAAGATGATGTACCTTTCTAGGAAAAATTATGAAAAAGCTACTATTGATTGCGCTGTTATGTTTTAACGTCCAGGCTAAACCTATTGCATCAATGAACAACAACGGAGGCGGCAAGATTGTGTTGCTTGATGATGCGTGTGTCAAAAACGGCAAAACATACGAAAACCTGTTTCGCTCTTATACATATCACGAAAACGGTACAACTCAGGATGGGTGTTGGGCTGTTGAGCACGATACCGTTGTTGTGATTTGGGATAGCGGCGCAAAAATGCGCTATCCCGCACAAAACTTTACTATTCTTGACACAGGGAAAAAGCAAAACCTATGAACCTTACAGAACAAGCAATTCTGTCGGCATGGCGGCTTCAACAAATCGAGGAAGGTGACACGATAGACGATGCCACCAAAAAATGGATTGATGAAGCAATTGAGATGCTTAAACTTTTAGCTAAAAAGGTACGATAATGAAAATTAGCCCACCTGCTTTCCCTACATACTTAGCCGATAACATGGCCCACGGTATGACAATGCGGGATTA